AGGGGAAAGATACCTCCCTTCCAGCGCCATCAAAGCGCTCTCCCCGCAAGAGTACGCCGCGACCACCCGTGCCAAAAGAGCCGGAAAAGCAGCCGGAAAGCAGTTCGTCGCCCAGCCTAAAGGCGTGGCTAAAAAAGTTGCTCCGCATAGGAAAGTGAAATGACGACTTCAGGTACCACCGCGTTTAATCTACAACTCAATGAGATAGTTGAGGAAGCCTTTGAACGTGCTGGGGGCGAGATGCGTTCCGGTTATGACTTGCGTACAGCCCGCCGGTCAATGAATTTGTTGTTTGCCGATTGGGCTAACCGTGGCATCAACCTGTGGACTATTGAACAGGGATCAATTCCGCTGGTTCAGGGTACATCTACATACGATCTTCCCAACGATACGGTGGATTTGCTTGAGCACGTTATTCGTACTAATCCGGGTAACATCAGTAACCAAGCAGATCTAACGATTACCCGTATTAGTGTTTCTACCTATGCCACACTGCCTAACAAACTACAGCAGGCTAGACCCATTCAGGTTTGGATACAGCGGGATTCGGCAGCGGCGTATCCGGCAACAAGCCCTTACTACCCCGGAGATACGGCAAGTCCTAAAATTACTGTTTGGCCTGTGCCCGACCAAGGCACGCTGGCTAGCCCGTACTACACCTTTGTCTACTGGCGTATGCGTCGTATTCAGGATGCGGGCAACGGCACAAATACTTTTGACATCCCGTTTCGATTTTTGCCATGCCTGACTTCAGGACTGGCGTACTACATAGCGTTAAAACTTCCAGAGGGTCAAGCACGGTTACCAACACTTAAAGCCATGTATGACGAAGACTGGGTCTTTGCGGCAGGTGAAGACCGAGAAAAGGCCGCTGACCGGCTAGTCCCGCGTCAGATGTACATAACGTGATATGGGTAACAGATTTGCATCTGGTAAGTGGGCAATTGCGCAGTGTGACCGCTGCGATTTTCGGTATCCGCTTAAAGAACTTAGAAAGCTGGTTGTCAAAACTAAAAACATTAACATGTTGGTCTGCGCTACATGTTGGGATCCAGACCAGCCACAGTTGCAATTGGGGATGTATCCGGTGGATGATCCGCAAGGTTTACGCGATCCGCGTCCTGATCGTAGCTATATTCAGTCAGGTTATAGTGGTTTGCAGATTGATGTTATTAACCCCCCAAACCCATCGGATCAAGATTCATTTGGTTTTCCCGAGGGTGGTAGTAGAATTTTTCAATGGGGCTGGAATCCTGTTGGCGGGGCGCAAGACGACGGGCTAACCCCTAATAATTTGGTACTGAGTATTTCACTCGGTACCGTAACTGTAGCAACAACTTAAGGAGTAAAACATGGATATGAAAGCAGCATTGAAGGCTCACATGAAAAAGAAAGGCGCTAAAGCTCATCCAGATGCGAATGTGAAGAAGTTTGCTAAGGGTGGTAAGACTAACGCACAAATGAAAACAATGGGTCGTGGGATGGCTAAAGTAGCCAACCAAAAATCACCTGTTCGTTCTGTCCGTAAAATGGGGATCTGACATGGCTAAATATAGCAAAAAAGCTATGGGTAAAGAAATTGGCCCTGCCGAGACTTATGCTGCTCCACACACAATGACTGGCGAAAGCACTAATGTGAATACGTACAGTAGCTATAAAACTGGCGCCCAAGTTATGGATAAGATGAATATGTCCGTTGCGGGTATCAGTAAGGGTAATTACGCTCCCATAAATCCTTATGGAACTGGGACTATGCGTGGTTACGGAGCCGCAACTAAAGGTCGCAAAATCAGCGGGAAAATGGGCTGATGAACTACGCAACGCTCGTCCAAACCATCAAGGCTTATTGTGAGAATGATTTCCCACAGGTCGTGGGGTCGGGCGGGCTTACGTCTACTCAACAGATAAATACGTTTATTGAGAATGCAGAAGAACGTATCTATAACGCAGTCCAGCTTCCAGCAATACGTAAAAACTCGACTGGTTCTACTAGTGCCGGTAATAAGTATTTAGCAACCCCGTCGGATTGGCTTTCGACGTATTCTTTGGCTGTGGTTTGTAACGGACCAACAACGCTTCCAGACGGGCGTATCTTTGTGGCAGGTGATTATTTATACCTACTTAACAAAGATGTTAACTTTATTCGTGAGGCGTACCCAAGTCAGTCAGATACTGGCTTACCCATTTATTATGCGGTTTTTGACGACAACACGTTTATTCTTGGACCAATGCCCAATGCCGTTTATACGATGGAGTTGCACTACTTCTACTACCCCGAGTCGATTGTTACGGCTGGAACGTCTTGGCTCGGTAATAACTTTGAGTCGGTTCTAATTTACGGCTCCATGCTTGAGGCGGCTGCATTTATGAAATCTGACAAAGATACTGTGGATTCATATCAAAGACGCTATGACGAAGCGATGGCGTTGCTTAAACAGTTGGGCGATGCAAAAGACCGACAGGATGCTTATCGTTCTGGTCAGGTAAGGTATCCGGTGAAATAATGGCTTTTACTGGAAACTACACCTGCAGTTCGTTCAAAGAAGCCTTGTTTAAAGGTGACGTAGACTTTTTGGTGGACACCATCAAAATCGCTTTGTATACAAACGCAGCAACTCTAGATGCTTCGACGACGGCTTATACAGCTACAGGCGAAGTTGTAGCGACAGGCTACACGGCTACAGGGAATACCCTAACACCATCAGTAAGCTTAAGTTCTGGTGGTGTTGCTTACGTGGATTTTGCCGATACATCTTGGACTGCGGCTATTACAGCCCGTGGCGCGTTGATCTACAAAAGCAGTGGTACGGCTATCTGTGTTCTTGACTTTGGTTCGGATAAAACCTCAATTACAACTTTCACCGTTCAGTTTCCTGTTAACAATTCGAGTTCAGCCATCATACGTTTAAATTAAGGATACTAATGAGCACAGCATTAGCAGGCGTTATAGGTAAACCTCCCGTAGTCACGGTCAGTAGTGTCCGTCCTTTGGAGAAAGACCTGTATCACATGATGTGGGAGAAGCCTGAGTATCGAGCCGTAGCCCCGGGCGAGGGTGCTGCGTTTGATTTTATGTCTCAGGCCAAGCCTCCCCGTGGTGCTTCTGTTATCGACCTCGGCTGCGGCACAGGTCGCGGGGCTTTGAACCTAGCCTTCTTTGGCGGGTTGGATGTGACGATGGTTGACTTTGCGGATAACTGCTTAGACCCTGACATCCGCCCAATGCTTGAGACCCAGAGCCACGCCCTGCGTTTTAAGGAACACGACCTATCCCAGCCCTTGGACATCAAAGCGGCGTATGGCTTTTGTACGGACGTTATGGAGCACATTCGCCCCCATCACGTAGACCGTGTCTTGGATAACTGTTTAGATGCCTGCCAGCACGTATTCTTCCAGATCAGCACCCAAGACGATGAGATGGGCAAGATCGTAGGCCACAGGCTCCACCTGAGCGTTCACCCCTATGAGTGGTGGCTCAATAAGTTTAACGAGCGCAAGTGCCTGATCCACTGGTCAAAAGAGGCCGACGGCTACGCATACTTTTATGTTTCAGCATGGATGTCAGGCAAGGAGTTTGTTGATAGGGGCGTCCTAAATACGACTGAGGAAAAGGTCAAAGAGAACGTCAAGGCCAACATTACCTTGGGATTCCAGCAGGTTCAGCCCTACCCGACGAATGACGTAGAGGTAATGATTGTGGGTGGTGGCCCGTCCTTGGCTGAGAATATCGAGGAAATCCGAAAATTGCGTGAAGACGGGGTCAAACTCGTTACCATCAATAACGCCTATAAGTTCTGTATTGACAACGGAATTAAGCCTTCAGCGATGGTCATGGTAGACGCCCGGGAGTTTAATAGCCGGTTTGTAGAACCCATCATCCCTGAGTGCAAGTACTTTATTGCCTCCCAGTGCGATCCTTCGGTATTTGCCAAGGTTCCTAAAGAGCAGACCTACATCTGGCACACCGGTGCGGACATGATCAATGAACTTTTGGCGAACCAATACCAGCGCTGGTTCCCGGTTCCGGGTGGTTCTACGGTCTTGTTAAGGGCTATCCCTTTGTTTAGAATGTTGGGATTCAAAAGATTCCATATTTTTGGTTGTGATTCATGCTTGGACGGCGATAAGCACCATGCCTACGAACAGAAAGAAAATGATGGTCAGCCTGTAGTTCCGGTTAATGTTGGAGGCAAAATTTTCCAATGTCATCCTTGGATGGTGTC